TTAAAACAAACCTAGGATTTAAAGTAGGGTTAAATGCATGAGTATCAAAGTTAATTACCTTAAATCTTCTTTTTATGGGATTTCTGTCTTCTTCTTTTTCAAAGCATTGGTCTATGGTATAATTGGATAATACTATAATTTTTCTCGGTCTAATATTTTTTAAAGAGCCTCCTTTAATCTGAGCTGGAAATGGATATCTGTCTGCCCAAATTTTAAGAAAACTTGCTGTACAATCGTTTTTAGGACACCATTCTTCTATTGCGACAACTTCTTCATCTGCGTATCCATCCCACCATTTATTGAGTTCTTTTGCATAGTGATTAGGAAACTGAGACCAAAGGTGTCTGCTTTTTCCGCTTCCACTTGGACCAACCCACCACTCGTGTTCCAACTCGCCTTGAAGTATGGAGGGTTTTCTAACTCGTAAACTTCTGATTCGTTCGTGATATCGGAAATACTCGCCTGGGAATTCGTCTCTGAGTCGCTCGAGATCTCCTCCTTCAGCCAACTCGATAAGTAATCGCCATTTTTCTCGTTGAGTCTTTCCTCCTCCTTGTTCTGGTTGATCTCCCCATTCGTCATATTCTCCATCCTTTTTGCAATATTCGATAGCCTGGTTACAAGTACCTCGCTGTGGCTCGAGATGAGCTCTTGGAAGTAGTTGTTTAACTCTCTGCATAGTACATGCATGCTGGAAATATACATATCCTTGGTAATGCGGAGTTCCTCTATCAGAGCCTTGTTCTGCTCCACATACGTAATATCTTGCATATACCTTGAGTTGACTAACTTGGAGTGCGTCTGCTGCGTTAGGATTATTTATGGTGAAACACCATCCTCGACTTCTGCCTTGTCTGGACATTTGAACAATGGTGTGGGGTTACTATTACCCCCACACCTCCTGTGCTAGTATCGTCATCATTTGAAACACCTCATTTTGAAATTTTCATAGTGGGTATAACCTCAAGTTCAAGTTGAACTTCAATGTCTATTGTTGGGTATAACTGGGCACGCAAGTCTGGACGTCTGGGTCTAGCTACTTCTATATTAAGTAACTTCAACCGTGCTAGAAACACATTCAATCGTGGTAGTGGAATAGCTTCTCGTCTTCGTAGTCGTTTTCGTCAGAAATCTGGTCGTAGTATGACTATGTCTCGTCGTCGTAAAGCTGTCACTAGTGGACAAGGTGTAACCGATCATTTTGATGCCCGTCTTATATATCGTAAGAAACGTATGCCTCGTAGACAACGTAAACGTTGGGTAGGATTCGTTAAAAAAGTAAAAGCTGCTGCTGAACGTGATTTAGGTACTGGAACTATAGTATTCAATCGCACACTCTCTGCTTCTAATAGTACTGGTGGTAGCCATATTATGTCTGATTTTGGACTGTATGGACTAAAGTCTAGTCAATTTGAGTATAATGACTTGAAAGCAATCGCTGATGCTTATGCTCTTGCTGATAATACAACAACTAAGGGACTTAAAGTAGGACCTACTTCTAAACTCTTGTTTCAATCTGGTATATTAGATGTTACATTTCGTAATTCTTCTACATTCTTTGATGGTACAACAACTCGTTCTGCCTCTGAACTAAAACTGGAAGTTGATGTTTATGAGATGACTTGTCGTCTTTCTTCTGCTGAGACTACTGGGACTATTTATAATAATCTTCGTGGTATGTTTGATTCTGATGTTACTCAAGAAGAATCTATCGGTGGTGGTGCTGCTGAGGTAGCTCGTTCTAATCGTGGAGTCACTCCTTTTGATTTCCCATTCTCTCTTTCTCGTTACGGACTTAAGATCTGGAAAAAAACAAAGTATCAATTGTCTAACGGAGATACATTTACTTACCAAGTTCGTGATCCTCGTCGTCATGTTGCTGAGATGGATAAACTCACAAATACAGATGGTTTCAATATGCCTGGATGGACTCGTGTTATTCTTGTCATTGCTAAAGCTGCTCCTGGTCTTACAGTTGGATCTGTTGCTAATACTTATACTGAAAGGTTGGATATTGGTATCACCCGGAAATATATGGTCAAAGTTGAAAACTATACTGAAGATCGTTCGTTATATGTCTCTTAGGGTTTAGACCCAGGGGTTAGGATAGGTTAAGTTAGGTTGTATATTTAGTGAATTAAATCTAATAAATCTGAGATATCATCTTTTTCTTCTTCTTCTTCTTCTGTTCTTAAAACAAACCTAGGATTTAAAGTAGGGTTAAATGCATGAGTATCAAAGTTAATTACCTTAAATCTTCTTTTTATGGGATTTCTGTCTTCTTCTTTTTCAAAGCATTGGTCTATGGTATA